GTTGTAGTTGTCCAAATGTCCATCCATTAAATTCATCTGAATGAATATCTTGTACAGTTAGTTTGAATTCAGAGAAAGTTTTAGTTATATCTGTTGGAATACCAGTTGTTCCACCAATAGGAACAGTTAATATCTCACCATTACCAAATCCATATCCCTCACGTCTAATTTCAAAGTCAACTATACTTGATCCTTGACCCACTATGATATTTGCTGAAGCACTCTGTCCAGCTCCAGTTGGAGATGTTGAGGAGTATACTAAAGGAATATTACTATAACTTACAGGTGCATCTATAATAACTTCAGGTGGATCATATCTCTTAACAGTGACAACAGGTGCTGGAGTTGTTGTTCCTATACCTATGGACTGTCCTACAGTGTTTCCTGAACCAATAGTAAAGAATGAAGCACCAACACTTACAACCTGAACATTAGTGATGATTCCTACTTGTGTAGAAGGGGATCCTAAGGTTGTTTGAGCTATAGAAACAAAAGCACCAGAATTGATTCCCTCTGTGGTAGCAACAGACACAATGGTTGTTCCTGCAACTGCTACAGCACTCATAGTAGTGAGTCTGTCATGAACAAAGTCAGTATAACCAGTTCCAGTATTTGTAATATTAATACTTACAATATGTCCTCTATTTCCTAGAGTAGTAGCAATTCCAACTACAGCAGTTCCAACTTTGAGGTAACTTGCAATACCAACTCCATAAGTCTGAACACCTACATTGACTGTGGTTTGAACACCAACTCTATATCCAGATCCACTATTACCAATACTTACAGCAGTAATTGAACCAGCAGCAGAAACTGTAGCAGTTCCACCAGCAGCAACTAAAGGTTGATATGCAAAACCACCAACTGAACCAACAGATAGAATCTTACCACCAGATGGGTAATTACTTCTATTTGCATTCTCACCTAACACTACATCAGTTGGTCTACGATATTCTGCAAGAGAATCTGCCTCACCAGTAAAGGTGATTGTAGTAATACCAAGAGACTGATTGAAGTCATAATTACCTTGATCTAAAGATGATGGTTGTTGGAATGCATCATTAACTAATACACAACCATTATTAGTTGCAAATCCAATAGCATTAGTTTTAGAATCTCCAAATCCAGTTGTTAAAGTAAATGCACTTTGAATACCTGTAAACTCATGTGAGATATCATTAAACACCATATTATTGGTGTATGTTTCTTGGGTGGAGTTCTGTTTACCAGTTCTAGTAAAGATTCTTCCATGAAAAGTTGAATGAGTTACAATACCAGCAAATGATGTTGAATCTGGATCAGTTGTTGTACTGAGTGGTATGTTACCTGCAGGTGCTTCAGCAAAGTGTAATGTGTTTTTATTAATATTATAATTACCAATCAATTTAGTAACCACAGAACCAGCTGAGTGAGCAGCAAGTCCTGTTCCTAATTGTGCTCTTAATAGTTTTAAGTTATTACCACCCACTCCAACATCAAGGATTTTACATATTTCATCATCTATTTTGACAAGATCTGCCGCAGCGAACGACGTTATTCCAGTCACACCAGTGATTTGAGCAAAGACTATATCAGCACTCAGTGCAGTTGTAACAGCAGTACCAGCTATTGGTGACTGTATTACGTTGTCAATGGATACAATTGCTTTAGAGTTTTCATTAGTTGCAGTGATATGATGTGATGTACCAATACCAACTGAAGTAACTGTGAATACTTCAGGATTTTTCTTCAATGCTTTCTCTGCAGATTCAGCAAATCTTAATCCATCATCTCCAAATTTAACAACAAATAATTCTTGTGGTAGTTTATCAGTTGTACCAATACCAGCAACTACTGTTTCCTCAATACTAACAGCATTAAGAGTAGTTGCTCCTTGGAAACTATAATTAACTTTCTCTCCAGTGACAAAGAAGTGATTTGGAATGTTGACTGTATTCTTTGCTATGTTTAAACCATTTGAACCAGTTCCAGCATCTCTGTTACCATTAAATTGTCTTCTGAATATAGGATCTTCATTATGTTTTAAATCAAAGGCAGTTTGAAGATCTAACTTAGTTCCTACATATCTTCCTCTATTACTGAGAACTTCAACATTATTAAGTGGTAGATTTGGAGCAAATTCTTGGTTATCAAATATTTGTAATTCAAGTCCAAACACTATTACATTAGCTGGAGTTTCTGAGAAAAAAGTTAAATTAGCATTATTACCACCAGAAGTTGCACTCACTGTTCCTAATGATGTGGTATTAAGACTAACCTCTCCAAAATCAACAACTGCTTCATTATTTTCTGAATTAATTAAAGCAGCTTCAAAAGTCTCATACATTCCATCTGCAGCACCTGTTCCTTCTACAGATACAAAATAATATGCTGCAGTTGGTCTGAAATTAACACCAGATCCATCACTAGCATAAGTTGCAATTGGAGTAGTAACACCAGCAGCAACTTGTCTCTTATCTGATATAAGTCTAACTGTATCTAGAGTACAAGATCCAATACCAGAAGATTGAGGATAAGATGCTAGGAAAATAGAAGAAGCATTTGCAGTTAGAGCAACTCCAACACTTGGTATGAAATCAAGATTTACGTTTGTTCCAACTATGGTTGCATTAAAAGTACCAAATCCTGTAATATTTTCACCTGCTTTATTTTGTATTTCACCATATTCTATTGCATTTACTTTTGTTCCATCATGAATCACAGTAACTTCACTACCAAAGAAATCTTGATTAGGAGTTTCAAGTTGAACCATGAAGTGACCTGATCTAAATGCTACAGGCATTTTTGCAATGGTTGTAGTAACTCCAATGCCAATATCTACATGTGTAGATGCAAATGAAACAGCATCTCCTAAAGCAGTGCTTGCTACACCCACAATATTATCCTTAACACTTATAGAAGCATTAGTTACATCATATAAATTAAATTCAGTTCTGATTGGATTGAATGTTAAATCCCATCCTGTAGTTGAAGGAATATAATCAAATGTTCCTAACTCAGGGAAAGTTTCTAAAACAGCATATTCATTGATAAATGCTACATCATCATGTTGCATTAAGGAAACAATTGAGAATTGTCTCTCATCACTAAATGTTTGATCTTTTACTAAAGTAAAGACTTTATTAAAGGTGTCATTTTTAGTAAACTCACCAACTCTAGAGAACTTAGTAGTTCTTTCGTTGTTATTAAATGTTGCACTAAAGTCATCAATATCAATTGCCCTGTTTCCTATAGATTGGAAGAAATCTGTTATGGATCTATTTGCAAATAATATATCTCTTGATACTAATTCACCATTTACATTGACTGCTATTTCACTAACATTATCAAAATCAGGATAAACTGCCATTTCAGCTTTACTTTGTATTTCAGCAATAGCTTCAAAGTTTGCTGGTTCAGTTCTAGTAATAACAGCATCAGGATCTTTACTTTCTATATCCAAATCACTGAATCTATCAAAACCTGCTACATGAGATAATGATTTTACAGTATCACCCCAAGTATCAATAGGAATAAGAGATCTTAAAGCATATGAGAAACTTTGATAATAACCATTATCAGGTAATCTCTGGAAACTATTATTAAGCATTCCAGAATCAGATTGGAATCCATGATTTACAGTAGATCCAGCACCAGTTGTAATCTCAGCAGGAAAATTTAAATTACTTGTAACAAGTGCAGATATTAATGAACTTTGTCCAGTAATTTTAGATCCAACTCTAAATTCTTGCTCAGTAGAAATAGTTAAAGTATTACTCTCTGGTTTCCATCTTTCAATAACACCTACAGCACCAATATCATCAATAACAGCCTCACCATTAAAGAATTGATTTTGTTTTAAGTATGTTTTAAATCTAGGAAAATGAATTTCTAATACGACTCTAGCAGCAGACTCTGCTGGAACCATTACACCTGGTACTCTACCCACTAGTTCTTCTGCAGGTAAGACAAACTCTATAAATGCATTAGCACCACCTATTTGACCATTAGCTGCAGTAATAGTCCATAGTTTATATCCATACTCTTTTGAATTATATCCTCTACCAGTACTACCTAAACCAACACTAACATTTTCAAGTAAGAATTTTTCTCCAACAGAAAATCCACCTTTTGCAAAGTCTGCTGCATTACTAAATGTTCTATCAAAGAATAATCTGACAGTGTTTGGTAAATTTGTTGTTGTACCTGATCCATCACTACTATATGTTAAGTCTTTAATACCAATTCCATTTGGATTGCCAACAGGAACTATTCTAGGTTCAACATTATAGATTCCCTCTGTATTTTTAATTATTTTGAGTCTATCTTCACCTAACACCATCTCCAAATCAATATCACCTAAAACTTCTTTAGTGAAACCATCTATAACAACTATATCAGGAGGTGCTGGATAATTTGTTCCTTGATAGGTAACTTCAACATAATCAAGAGAACTTAACCTATCAATCTCTACAATATCTGGAAGATTAGGGATTACTTTTAAAGTTCTATCAGAAGGATAATCAAATCCTATATTGTTCAATTTAGTGCCAGTTATCTGTCCAATTGATGATGTTTGAGCTACTAATATAGAACCACTACCTATTCCAGATCTAACTGTTGATCCAACAGAAACACCAGTGATTGTAGGTGGTTTTTTATAATTTTGACCACCACTTATTAATCTAAAGTCAACCACTGCACCTTGAGCAGTTTTGGATGTAGTTTCATAACTTATATTGGCAACAGTTGGATCATATTGAGTTACATCTGGAGGAAAAGGAACATCATATTTAAAACTTGTAGTTCCCACTCCACTAATTGTGTAATTGCCATCATAATAAGTTGGTGTTATATTGATTTGATTAAATTGAGAAACTGTAGTATCAATTTTAATCTCATTTTTGAGAGTGGTAATTCTGTTTATATTATTGACATTAAATTTATAGAATAATAAAGAAGGAACTTCATCTGTTATGGATAATGTAACAACAGCATCTGAATCAATACCCATTCTCCCTGAAGATTGAACTTCATAAGCATCATTTTGTTGTGTAGTTACAAACTCATCTAGATATTCTTTATCTTTAAAGAACTGTAGTTTAAATGCAGAATATGTTATTCCATCATCAGTAAATGATAATGAGGAATCTGATACATCAAATTTAAGTTGTTGATTCTTTCTAAGAAGAAGAGATGGATTAACTTTAGATAAAGTACCAGCACTAGTGCTTGATATGGTTACAAATTTTGGATTTTTTGATTGTAATTCAGTTCTTTCTTCAACTAGTCTTATATTAGTTTGATTATACAACATAACATAATACATTTTCTCATTAACTAAACCACCTGCAGGTGATGATGCAGTATGAATGACTTTATCACCAATATTAAACACACCTTGAGTTACTCTTATAGTGTTTAGAGATAAATCAATATCACCAGCAACAAAATCCTGAGGATCAAAAACTATTCTTCTATTAAAATCATTATATTTAACTTCAACAGTTTTTACATCTTTTGGTTTTACTGAAACAAATACAGTATCATTGAATTTTAATTGATGTGTGGAAGATGTTGATACAGTAACAGTGTTTTGAGTTATAGATCCAGTAATAACATTATTAAGTTTAGTTTTAAAACTATGAGTATTGCCAACACCAAGATTTACAAAATATAAAGTTGATGGAACTGCAGTACTATTCACACCAACATAATATCCATCAGAATCACTACCAAGACCAACTCTACCTGTTGCAATACCTATAGTATTAGGAGATATAGGAACAGCAAATAAATTAGAAAAAGTATCTAAATTAACATAAGGATTGCCAGCAACTCCTGTCCATACTAAAATAGGTGTCCCACCATTTGCCTTATAAACAACTTCATCATTTAGGTTAAAAATATGATCTTCAAACCATAAATTTTGTGTGCGCACAAATGCTTGTGTTGTTCCTGTTGATACTATATCTGTAAAACTAATTGTAGTTCCTATACCAACTCCTCTTGCAGTTCCTGTTCCAACTACCTGAGCTGGATCAAAATATTCCTCAAAATTAATATTAAATGTTCTATCTGTTTGCAAACCAGTACGAGTATTGAACGAGAACTTTCTAGAATCCTCATATAAGAATGCACTGTTAGTATGAACACCTGCTGTAGTTCCATCAACTGCTCTTAATATACGAAGTTGTCTTTTTTCTGGTATAACCTTTAAAATTTTTACTCTTTCTTGATCAATCCTTAAAATATCATTTTCTCTTATAGTGCATTCTAAATTACCAACAACATCAATAAATTCTGCTCCAGTTTGAGCAACCATATCACTAGATAACAAATATGCTTCACTAGAAATACCAACACCGTATGCACCATTTTCAGAAAATCCACTGAGATTAGTTGATAATCCACTCACTCTAATCAAATTTCCATTAATTAAATTATGAGATGTAGTTACTATACCAACATATGATGTAGATGATCTGGATGGTACAAATTCAACATTAGAAAAACTAGTAGAGGCAACACTAATTGTATTGACTTTTTGACCACTAATCCTCTTAACAGAAGCTTGTGCATTTACACCACCAGTTCCTGTGTTATCAAAAACAACTTTATCATCTACTTTGTAATTTGTTCCTCCTGTAGTAATTCCTATTTTATTAACTTCACCTAAACTAACTTCACTAATTTCTAATGTTTGTTTTCTTATATCATTAGAATTAAAAATATAATCATATCCACTCCTTGCAGAGTTGGTATGATAGTCTCTTGTATTCCTTACCCAACCATTACTGATAATATCATATTTGGATTGAATAGAAGCAATACCAAAATTAAAAGGATTGGGTTTAGACTTATAAGTTGTACCTATAAAATAAGGGAATGCTGGTCTTCTGAAGTTTTCAAAAGGTCCTGTAGTATCATTCTGAGATTTTATAGTTGCATGATATGCGTAGATTCCTTTTGGATAATCTGGTGTTATTGCAAATCTACCATTATGTTTATCCAAATGTCCATTTCCAATAAACTGATAATCTTCAGTAAAAAATCCAGCTGGATATAAGGAAAGTGGTGGTCTATTAGTTTCATTTGGTTTTAATTCATAACCAGATTTCATTTCAACAATAGATCCACTTCCATCATTATTAGTAAATCCATATGGTCCATATATTGGATTTCCATCATGTGCCCAACCAAGAATTGGTGAGTGATTGACACTAGACACCTCAACACCTGTTACAGCATCTCTGACTAGATCTGGGGTACCATACAGAGTATTATCCTCATCCTCTCCAGATACAGCATATGTTGCCTCTCTTAATGGACGAGGTGCATAAAGATGTCCATATTGTAAAGATGTATGTTCTGCATTCTCCTCTATTATTCCATCATCACTTCCTATGTTTATTAGGTTTCTTTCAAATAAATTTATCTGCCATGGATGAATTTGAACTTCAACTTGAGCAGTTGAACCTGGTGCAGTTATTATAATATTAGTTTGACCATCAATATATCCTGAGCCACCTTTTATCACTTTAATTTCATTTATTCTTCCAGTATCTGGATCTGTTATAGCAGTTAACTGAGCATAGTTTCCTGTATTACTTTGAATAGTTACATCAGGTGGTGCCCAATAATTTCTTCCAGAATTTTGAATTAGAATACTATCAATCTTACCATTATTGATAACTGCCTTTGCTTGTCCTGATTCACCATTTTCAAAAGTAATAACTGGTTGCCTGTTAAAGTTAATTATTTCAGAGGCACCATATCCAACACCTGCTTGTATTAAATCAACAGATGATATTTGTCCCCTTACAATTGGTTGCAGCACAGCACTGAAATCCTGTCCACCAGACCTAGTGGAAACACCAATAGTTCCTTCAACATTTACAGATATTGGTTGATAGTTAAATGATCCACCACCTGTTTTTGATAACTTAGCAAATATTCTATTATTATAAAAATAGTCACCTCCAGTTGATCCTATTCCAACTTCAGATACTGAAAATTCATCATTACTTGTTTTTACAACATAATAATCTTTATTCTCTGCTAATCCAGTAACTGAATCTCCTGTTGTAGGTGCAGTATATCTAACTATCTCTTTTTCAAGATATCCATGATTTTTAATACTAATACTATCTGTAGCAGTTATAATTCCTGCAGAACTAATGGTTCTTTTTTTATTTTGATACCCACTACCTGAGTTAAGGATAGTTACACTAGAAACAACTCTTTTTGCTTCAAATGCTCTGATAAATTGTCTTCCAACTCCATAGGAGGTTAAATCAATAGGGTCAGTTCCACTGATAGCATTTGATTTAGTATTATGGAGTTTAATTTTGAAGTTATCTACTACTGAAATATAGTATGATGAGTCAGTGTCCATACCACCAACATTAGTTTGACCTCCATTGTCATAAACCACTCTCTCAGAATCTCTAAATTTGTGAAAAGTAGTAAATCCAATAGTATCATTTGATAAATGAATACCATTACCACCACCAGAATCTTCACCACTATTAAAAGGAAGTATGTGATTTATTGCAACCATATTTACTTCTGCCTCTGCAGAAACAGTGGGATTACCACCAGTTATTAATATAGTTGGTGTACCAATATAATCATACCCTTGATCAACTACATCCATTCTTTCAAAAACACCTTCAGTAGCAACAGTTCCAGTTGCTCCAGTGCCAACAGTATCATTTACAACTATTAAAGGAGGATTGACAACATCATAATTATATCCACCTCTCTTAACTTGGAAGGATAAGACATCACCATAGTGAATAGTGCTATTTTGAGACTTGTAATTTAAGACTTCAACACCATTATTAAGAATACCTGTAAATCCTGGTTCAGTTTCATAAACTCCACCCTTATTATTAAGAGGAAGTATTTGTCTAACTAATTGTTGAGGTTCTAACCTCTTTTGATAGTAATCAAAGTATATAAATTCATTGTCTGTGACATCACCAGTGAATTCAACATATACATCTGTGTATAAGTCTCCTTTACTACGTGCTAGTTTGATATTATTAGCATCAACTCTTCTTACATAGAAAACACCATCTTCTATACTGTTAAATCTACTCTCAACAGGTGTATTGAAGGTTATGCCATCAGCAGTGGTGCTTTGAACATTGGTTATACCAGCTTTATAGTAGATTGCATCACCTGTATAGAACCCATGATCAGTTGTAGTGGTTAATGGTATGGTTTCAACATTAACTAACCTACCAGTAAAGGTAATTTTCCTGTCATATGGGTTAGTTTCCTTGTTTGCATAGTTAGGAAGTGAATTAGAGGTAACTAAAACATCTTTTGTATCAGTTAATATGTAACTGTTTTGCACATTTGCAATAAAATCACTCAAATATGGATATTTTGATGAATTTCCCTTTAAAATTTGATTTTCAAAGTCCCAAGTCCTTTGTAATGAGATAACATCTGACAATAAGACCTCAAAAGAGGTTGCAGAAGTAACTTGAGACACTGTTCCTGTAACTACAACAGGTATTGAGTCACGACTTGTCAAAGTAATCTTATGTCCTATCTTTAAATATTGCTCATCATAGGTAAAAAGTGTATATTTTCTCTGATCTTCATCAATAATTTGGATTTCAGCAATTTCCCAGTTAGTTTTAATGTTATGAGTGAAATTTACTGCCTTTTCAATCTTAGATTCTACTCCTAATGACTGAAGTTTAATGATATCACCAATTTCATAAGAATTATTTGGTCCTTTAAACTCAATGTCCTGTAAAGCAGCACTCATTCTAACTTGTATTTGATCATCAGTGCTAACTCCAACAAAAGCAAAGGAATAATCATCCAATCTTATATCAGTAGCAACTTTAAAATCCTTAATAGCACCTGTAACATTGTAAAATTGGTTTATAGATTTTCCAGTATATGCTAAAGACACTGGATTATCATCAACATCTTTAATAATTAACTTTCCTGTTTCTGGAAAGTCTAAAGTTGAGTCTACATCAAAAACTGTTCCACCAATACTAATAGCATTTGTAATTTTAGTTTTTGGATTTACTTTAAATTCATTAAAAATAGTTCCTTTTACACTAATATCTCTTGAAAAACCAGAATCAATGCTTATTTGATAGAATTGACCTTGATCATATGGTATAGGAACTACATTAGTTACAGTACCTCTTGCTCCAGTTGAGTTCTGATTAAGTGTAAGGTTAGTTAATTGTTGAGGATCACCGCTAATTGTTTCAACAATGAAGTCCTTAGTGATCTTATAGTCAGCATTTGATGGACGAAATAGATATTTGTCTGGATGAACTACCTCTACATCAGCAGCATAGAGTGCTTTGAATAATATTTCAAAAGCATGATCTGTTCCTTTAGAACTATAGAAACTCTCATTATTAAAAATAAAGTTTCTTTGATCAACATCTGGTGCAAAAGGTCTATCTGTAAAACCTGGTGCAAATTGAGTTTTGACTTTTTTAAAGAATTCTTGTAAAAATAATATATTTAAGTTCTCTATTACAGCACCATCAGTGTGTGCTGCACCTACTGAAGAGGAAAATACTAGCTTGTCTGGTGTATTTGATCCAATGTGACTTGTAATGCCACTGAAACCCCTTGTACACCCCTCAAAATTGCTATCTGTCTTAGTCTCATAGAATATAATTTCATCATCTATCTTTATTAATCCATTTTTATCAGGAAAACCCACTGTAAAGTTACCTGCAGCCTGTGTTTTTATTACACTTGCTGTTTGAGTAAGGTCTTCACTTAGAATTGTATTAGTTTTTAATCCATATAATTGATCTACCTTTACATATCTGTCAAGATTCTGTATCAAATCAAGAGTTCCACCAGAAACTTCCTGAGAAACATAATAAGATTTTAAAAAATCAGGTAAAAGTGGAAAATCATCACGCACAAAACGTGGCACTTGATTCTCAACTATATCTTGAAATTTGATCTTAGTTTCTATTGTCATTATTGTGATTCAGTATTAGTATCCTGATCCATATCCACCACCACTAGGAGCACTAGGTGTTGGAGTTGTTGTGGTAGGTGTTGGAGTTGTTGTGGTAGTGTTTCCACTGCTTCCTACTGTAGTTGTAACACTAGATATAGTGTTTGGTGTTGATACATTTAATGTTCCTTCTGAGGTTCCTGCAATGTGAGGAGTACCTCTTACAAGTGATCCATTAGCATAACTAGAAGTTACCTTATAACTTGATCCTGAAGTGTTAGTTCCAGAGGAAATATCATCAGGAATCATGGTTACAGTGCTGTTACTAGTATCTAGTTGTAAATAAAGATCCTGTAATCCAATAACATCATTAGAATGAGGAGATGTTGAGATTTGAATTAGAGGAACTTCTGCACCAGGCACTCCTCTAGTCAATTTTGTAGAGATAATATTGATGGGATTCAACTTGATCTCTCCATGTATGTAGTCTATTATACCAATTCCTCTTTTTACCACCACTGGTTGGGTAGGAGCAGCTAGTTTAAACAAGAAAACTGTTCCTGTTGCTCTGTCTGCATTAGGAAGATCACCAAGATATAGACAATCACTAATACCACTTACAAATAAACCTGATGATTTGATGTTATATCCATTAGTATTCTTTATATGAAACTCATTTCCAAAGCAAATTTCATATTCTGCAAAAGTATTTAAACTAGGTTCCATATCTCTTCTCATAAACACAGTTGTTATGTTAGAAGTAATGGCACTTTCACTATTATCAACCACTCCTAAGTACTTACTATATTTAAATCTAGCACCAAATTTATTTAATTGAGAAGAATTGGCATATTTTACAAGATTATCTAATACTACACTCTTTACGCCATCTGGAGATGCTGCTTTACTTGTATCAAAATATACAGTTGATTCAGTTTCTACATACAAATATTTCAAATCTAGTATTTCTGTGACAATTCCTGCACAAGAATACTTTCTTAACTCTCTATTAATGTTTTCTTTGACTGCTCTGGACAAAAATACACCATTAAAAGGTTTAACACTTACAAAAACCTTACCATAAGCAGGTGGAACTAACTCTTCTCCACCATATGCAGACACAGATTCTGCTTCTGGATAGATTCTAGGCACTAAAGCTTCAAAATCTGATGCTGTAACTGCTCTATTTTGTGATGCATAGATCTGTGGAGCGTATTTTTTGATAGATTCTATGCTCTCTATGGCACTTCCACCTGATGATGGGTAATTTGTGAACACTAAAGACACTCCACTGGTTACAGATGAACCACTATTGTCTACCAATCTACCAGAAAAACTAAAATTATTGAGTCCATTTGCTGCTTCACCATTAGAAACTATGTAACTTACCTCTACAAAGTTAGGTTCTTCAATTTTTTTACCAAAAACTCCATCTCCAAACAATATTTCATACCTCTCATTCTCTATTTCTTGTAAAAAGAACAGCATTGTGGATGAATTTACTCCAAAAAGACTAGAAAATCTTGAATATTTGTCTTTTACACTAGAAGATTCATTATCTTTTACCACAACTCTGATTAAATCTGCATCAATTCCTACATTTGGAAGAATATATCTCTGATTTGGATTTCTAGAACTTGCTGTGAAGGTCTGAGTTACAAAAGTTCCCTCATAAACTCTAATATTTGTAAAAAATGCTACACCAGTTGATGTTACAGGTACAGTTATGTCCTCAGGAATGGTAAAAGTATAACTATTTCCACCAAATTGAGCTGATGTAGTCAGTACAATACCTGCCTTAAGGGTTAATGTGACTGCATTTGTATTTGAAGCATTTACACTGAAGGATACATCTGCTACTGCTGCCTTTCTAGATCTGGGTACATAACCAATATTGCGTGCTAAAGACACCACATTCTCTCTGAGAGTGGCACTATCAATGAAAACCTCATTGGTTATCATATTAGCATTATATGATGAGATATATGTGTTATATGCTAGGGTGTCTACAATCGCAGATAAGTTAGATCCTTCAAAGTCATAATCAGTGAAATTGGAGTTAGCTCTTAAGTAGTCCTTAAGGGACTCTTTGATTTCATCAAAATCTACGTTGCTAAAGTTAACTAAAGGCATTTATCTTGTGGGTGCTAATGCAAAGGTGAGTTCTTGTTCTGGCACATCAATACCAATAATAAAGTATTGTAGAGTAACATGAAAGGCATTTCCTTCAAAATCTGGGTCAACTAATATTTCATTAATCTCTACTCTAGGTTCATAGTTTTCAATGGTAGTTCTTATTTCAGAACGAATGGCAGAAGCAGTTAACTTATCCATATTATCAAACAAAAGATTATTGACCCCTGTACCAAGAACTGGTTGAAAGGGTCTTTCTCCTTGTATAGTTAATACTAGATTGCGAACTGAGCGTGCTATTGCAGATTCATTCTTTAGCGCTATGAAATCATTACTAAGTGGGTTAGTTTGAAAACTAGCACTTATGTCTTTAAATCCTTTACTAAGTCTTTGTACTGGCACGCATTTACTATAATCTAGGTTTATTTATTACAGTAAATTTGTATTATGCTTTATCAGCATAAATTTCATCTTCTTCAGTCTCTTCAGACTCAAATAAGTCATTATGTTTAGACTCAGTTTTCACCTTTGGAACCAACTTATCATTGGTTATTTCTCTTAAAAATTCAGTCATCATATACTAAACATTCTGGTTCATCAGGATGCATCTCACAGAACAGTTCTAGAACATTAGGATCATGGTGATCACCTGCTTCTATTTCCTCATGATGGTGGTCAACATAGACCTCTAAATCATGCAGTTCCTCTAATGTGTGTCTTTTCATTGGTTCAGACACCTTAGGGTCAGCAAGGACTTCCTTATCATGCTGGATGTGGTCTTCTATGCTTTTCATTTTTCCCCCTTCTTAATACATTACTATTTACTTAATTTTATCTCTCATTGCTATAATTATCAGGCATATTATCAGAACAATCAAATATGCCCATACTATCCAAGATATCATATTATAGAGAAACGAGGTTTTTCGCGGATTTTTCTATTTTCCTTTTAATCTGAGTCACCAGAGTTTTGGTTCTTCTGAACTGCTCAGACATGTCTACCTTGATCATTTCCCTTGCCCTCTATATCTTTTCCTTGCCTTGTTCCTAGAAGTAGCAGCATACTTGGAATGCTTACCTCTACCCTGTCTAGATTTCTTAGGTTTTGTTTCTATTTGGTTCATCTGTGTGGATTATAATAAGTGACTATTACTAACACTATGAAAAGTATTAGTAGAATTGAAAAGAAGGTGATAACCATTAGATCACCCTAGTCTTCTCATGCCCTACTCTGATTCTTGGGTCACACCAGATCTCAAATCCAGCATCCATGGCATCTAAGCAGAAACTTACATCTTCCCCACACATGTCTTGGACTGCTCCTGACTCAAACAACTGCATCTTAGGAGCAAACCATGGATACTTCATATCCTCATGCTCAAACACACCTTTCTTGATGAGCACCCATCCAAAACCTGTGTAGTCAACTGTAAAGGGTTTATTTCTCTTGGAGATGCCCTCTACCATTTCATGGTTCATGACCCCACCATTGTTTCTGAAGTCATCTTCTTCTAACCAGTGTGCCACAGAGGTAGTTCTACCATCTTCAGTAGCATACCAACCTGCTGCAATAGGTCTGTCCTTCTCAGGATCTATAGTTTGCTTAATACCTGTAAGTTTAGTCTTAGTCTTTCCATCATCTCCTAGTACCACTTCTCCCTTCTCATCCTTGACATCTTCATAGATGGGTTCTGAAGTAACTGCTTCTGCAGGGAGAGCCATGTCAAGCAATTGCCAGAACTTCTCAGTGTTAAAGACTATATCAGAGTCAATCCATAACTGATAGTCATATTCTAGTTTCCCATCCCATGGAAGTTGATCAGGACCTCTGAGTACATTTGCACCTAAACACTTACATCTTGCAAAGTTTACCATAGATGAGTAGTCTTGAGATATTTGAATACTCATCTGGTTCTGTACCATGTCAAAGCACAACTGCACAAAGTTCTTTAGGAATGTAAAGGAGACCCCTCTACCAGGCATACAGAAGACTATTCTCTTTCCTCTCCATCTCTCTTTAATATTCTCATAGTCCCACTCTATCTTTTCCTTTTTCTTCTTAGGTTTAGATGCCTTTACAGTAAATCCTTTAGCCATTAATTAATAACTCCATTTCACTTTCTATTATACTCCCATATTTAGAGAGTGTCAATATGACCTCTCCACACTTTGTGGGGGGTTTTCACTCATCTCATCTGGGGAGACAATAGAGAGTACCAGTGCACCCACAAGCACAAACACAAAGAACCTCAGAATCTTAAAGGGAAAAAGTAATGGGGACATGAAAAATACCTCAGAAATTTTTTTGTATACCTCAGAAATTTTTTTTGAAATGATATATTGACCTCTCTCTTTGTCACCTCTGTAGGTTAGGGTAGTTAGGCATTTTCGCATCAGCATCACAAACCCCACAAAATAACAACAATCAAACAACAACTGTCAAATTCACAATAACATATAGGGGTGCTAATAACCCACCCTATGTTACACAG